TTTAAATACATGGCCCAATTCTCCTGTAGCTGATACGCCTATTATTGTAAAATTACATGCCGCATTTACCGTTGGATTAACAAACGGATCTGATGCTCTTAAATTAGCAAATCCAGGCGCAGGGAACCTATTATCGGTTATGGTGCTAGATGTGCCAACTGCACTTGTCGCACTTACGCCTGTTACTGCAACATTCGCTTCACCATCTACATCTACGGATACTGCACCAACGCTAGAGTTAAGGCCAGGGACTGATGCAACTGCTTGAGCGTTAACACCAGGAGCGCTGAAGCCAGTTGTTCCAACGAATCCTGTAACATTTAAAGTGTTGTTAGAAACAGTAGTGGCTGTACCTAAAGCTGAGTTTGCCGCTAATCCATTAACTCCTACTTCTCCACCTGCCTCAACTGCAACTCCACCATTGGTGGCTGTAGCGCTTAAACCTGTAAGAGTGACTGTTGCATCAGCAACGGGAGTAACGGTTCCTAGAGCAGATGTGGCTGCGTTGGGTGCTGTTAGGGTAAGTGGTAGGGCTTCGCCCCAAGCACCTTCACCCCAAGTGCCTCTACCCCAACCGTTAATGATAGCCATTTAAGGCTAGGCGATTCTTATAATCGCTGTAGAAGCTGCTGCTGCTGGGAATACAATAGTGAAGTCTCCAGCGGTAGATGTTTTATCGCCGCCAAAGTCAATTGTTGCTACTGATTTATTATTGTCAGAGCTGTTATAAATCATACAACCTCTAGCAGTAATTGTAGCTGTACCAAAAGTTAAATCAGCAAAGTCTGTAAAAGCTGTAGTACCAGAACTTGTTGGAGTAACATTAGTTAAAGTTCCACCGCCTGAGCTATAGTTAGTACCAGATGCTTGGCCTGTAGTGGTAAACGAAGTAGTGGTAGCACCTAAAGTTGCTGATGAAGTATACAAAGCCAGTTTAAAAGTATCAGCTCCAGTATCGAAATCATGATTGCCTTTTAAAAGCTCAACTTTAAAACTTGTTGTAAGTGTTGATGTAATTGCCATAATTATAGTTTCCTAATTAAATCAGAGGCTTCTTTTAAACCTGCTTTATCTAATTGATTATTAATTGTAATCCTATCAGATTTTATAGCATTTTGCATATATTGTTCAATAACTTTTTGAATATTGTCTTTGTACTCTTTTACTTGATTTTGCACTTCTTCTGGCGCTTCTTGACTTACTTGCACAATTCTTTCTATACAAAGGTTAGACCAAAATTCAACTGGATGGCCTCCTTCTTCTGTTGTATGTACTTCAATTGTTCCTAACTCAGGTCCAGCGTTATAACTCATTACCATTTTTTTGGCTCTCCTACTTTATTTTTTTTAAGGTGACTGTCGTTCCTGTCTATTAAAACAGGCTCTTGTTCTTGTTTAAATTGTTGTAGCTGACTTCTTTTTTTAGCAATTAAAACTCCTTTCTCATCTGTAATAACCATCAAAGGATCATCTAAACGATGATAGCCATAAAGCTTTTCATCAGCTGGAACTGCTGTATCAAGTAAATAACTGCTAGCGGCAACCTCAACTTGAATACCGTTAAACATAGCCTTGCTTAACCAAAACTCTACAGAAGCTCTACCTGCTTCAGCAAAATGCAAATTGCCTTTATAACTAAAATCAATTCCAAACATTTTTATTTTTGCAACTTTATTCCACAAGGCAAAGGCTACTGCATAAGCAACGGTATTGTTTAGATAATGAGATCCGCATCCAGCCAATATTTCATCGATAGGATACTCTACTAAGCCGGGGCAACGATCATCTAATTCACATGTGTAGACTGGACCTTGATGCTCAGTTAAAAGCTTTGACATACTATCAGTTTGTCCCCCGGCATCATCGCTGTCTAAAAATCTAGATGCTGGATCCATCATAAATACTCTGTCATGAAATATAACAGAGGCTACAGAATTTATAGCCCACACCTCATCAAAATGTGATCCATGTGATTTTGCTAAATTATAATCAAACCAGCTTTTGCCCATTCCGACAATAGCCACAGTCTTACCTTCAAGTTTCTTGATTGGTTTCATTTTCTCTCTCCTTTATGTAACCGTTGTTCTAAGCGAATCGTATCTGTATTCGTCTCTCCTTCCTCGTGCTTCAGCTTTGTTTTTGAGCCTAGCCATTTCTTGTTGAAATCTGTTTTCATACAAACCCATCATGTCAGGATCACCTTTCATAAATATATAGGCTTCTACTAAGCAGCCATACAACAATCCATTTCTAGCATGATCAGACATCCAAGTTCCAGTTGTGTCTGTAACCAAAGAATTTGGTTTATATAAATAATGAAGTTCAGTTGTATAGTTTTGGTCTGGAACTGGAGCAATAATTAAACTTGTTTCTTCTGTTCCAGTATTTAAGTTTTTATCAAAGTCACCATAATACAAAGGAAGGCCTCTTGCTCCTGAGTCTGTTGGATCTGGTGAATACTCTTGCATAAAGCTAGGATGTTTTTTATCTAGATAGTGATAGTCTCCATTAGCATCAATAACAGATAAAGAAAAAGATAATTCAAAATCATCTGGAGCTGTTAAAAATCTAGATCCAGCTGTCATAGATCCTTGAACATTTCTTCTAAAATAATCAAACTGAACTAATTCAAATATTCTTTCTTCTGTATTTTTAATTATGTCATCAAGAGTATTAACAAAAGTAGTTTCACTATTTTGCACATAGTTTTGAATTAACGTTTTTAATGCTGATAATGTTAAAGGACTGCTCATATTAAGTATTTAATTGGCCACCCATGCCTGAGTGATTGCTACAGTAATAATAAAGCGTAGGTGCTCCTGATGCAACTTCTATCTGAGTATATGCTCCTGAACTTCCGGGAGTTCCGCTTGTTGTAACGCCTGTTGTATACTCAGATCCACCGGCGTGAGTTCCATTTGAGGTTGTAGAAATTCTTAATGGGTGGTTGCTGTTTGTGCTATCAGATTGATCAAACTTATATGTTTGTCCTTCTGTTAAAGATAAAGTAGGAGTTCTAGCTCCATCTATATAAAAATAATTTGATCCCAAGTAATCTGCCACTGTAACAGTATAAGTTGTTGTAGATGGAGATGGGGTTGGACTCGGAGTAGGGCTTGGGCTTGGCGATACTGATCCATCTGTGCTGACAGTTATAGTTCCAATGTCTCCTGTTGATTGTGGAACCAAAAAGTTTGATCCTACAATATCTGAGCTCATGTAATGTTGTTCATAAATATTTGTATAAATAACAACTACATATCCCTCACCCACTTCTTTATCAGTGTTTGGTCTAGGCTCGTATAAAGCCTCTGGATCCATTACATGAGGAAGTGGCTCTAGCTGGGGATGTTTAGGTTCCCAGCACTCTGGACAAGTCTTGAGACCATTCCATTCTTTTTTTAATTGATTGAGGGGATACTCAAAAGAACATCTATCGCATTGTGCGATTGCATACTTACCTGTAGCGTATGCCATGGTTAGAAGCCTGGTTTGTAAGGAGCTATTCTAAATGAAGCTCGATCTTCGTCCTGTGATAGAGCCCTTTCAAACTCTTCTTCGTACATTTGTTTTAACATAACAACTCTGTCAGGAGCTTTTTTAATTGCAATGTAATATGCAAGTCCAGCTGCAAAACAGGGATAAAATCTAAAAGGCATATCCATGGTGTTAGTCCCGGCATCAGCATCATCCATTCTTACAAGCTTGTTAAAAACTAATACGTCAGTAGAGTTTTCTGGAGCTGGCCATATTTTTAAAATAGGTGTGGTAAGTTTATCTAGAAAAAATTGAGAAGGTCTAGACTTGGTTGATTTGGTTGGAATGTTTAAATATTCACTTCTGCTAATCATAGACATTTGAAGATCTAAATCAGTTCCATCAGTGTTTCTTCTTATTGAACAATCTAATATATCAATTACATTAGCGTTCAATGTGTAATCATTTTGGCCTTCAGTAACTGTTTGAGTTGCTTGCTCTATAGTCCACTGATTAAGACCACGGTTAGCCCATTCAGCAAGCATAAGATTAATAGACCGTCTTGCAGTTTTTAAATCATAACCAGTTCTAAGTTCTAGGCCGCATCTTTCAAATGCTTCCTCTACGAACTCAGCTACGTTTGGTTCAAAGTTTGTGCTGCCTGACAGGGCCATTCCTAATCCTCGTTGTATAAATTATCGAAAACTCGATTTACATCCAATGTATAGTCTAAATCAGATTTGCTGTAATGTATATGTTGGGATGGTCTAAAGTCAGGGGCTCCTTCACCAACTTGAAACCATGCCGGGTGAGTTGCTCTAACTCTATTGTTTGGCAAAGCTACAATGTTTCCTGTCCATTCTCCTGCATCAAGTAGCTCTAAAACATGGCTACTTTTATGTTGCGCTGGATGATCTGCTATTTCGCTTTCAGCATAATCAACTGTAAAGTAATATTTTGCTGGAAAAATTTCTCCATCTATCTTAACTAACCAAGGGCATGGAGTTGCTCTATCAATAACATAAACTGCATTATGATGAGATGAACAATCCCATGGTTGAGCATCATGAACTGCCATAGGTTCTGGCCATTGTTCAAATAAAGTATCTCCAACCAAAGCTGTTATAGGCATTCTGGCCCACATAGCACCACCATGAACTGTATCTTCAGGCTCGCCTTCAGCTTCTACGCCAGTAAATATAATATGAAAACTTAAACATCGATTTGGCATAGTGGTAACACCAACTGCCATTGCGTGTAAAAACTCACCATGATACTTCTCATGGTTGTGTGTATATTCTCTCCTAACCCAACATTTAAAATGCGGGACATTACTGTATAAATAAGCCAATCTCTTCCTTTAAGAAAATTTAGTTCTCTTCCTTCTATCAGACATTACTTTACCACAACCTCTAGCGATTCTCCTTACTTCGCCACCATTTTTTAATTTAACTTTTGCTTTTGGAGTATTTGCTACAACAGTCTTACCTTTCTTTCCTGCTGATTTTTTCTTTTTTGCTGTAGACGCTCTTTCTGATTTTGAAAGACTTTTAGCTTTTGACATTGGCAAACAGCGATCTGGATTTTTTTTATCTTTACTTGTGCCACAAGGTCCTTTGATAGAACCATCAGATCCTATGCGAACCCAATTTTGTTTACGCCATTCTGCTAACTGCCCCATTACAATACTTGTCTGTTTTGACGAGCCTGTCTACCGCCACCCACAAGTCCACCGTCTTTCATTTTTTTTACTTTCTTTTTAGATCCCTTTGCATAGTTTGGATCTTTGCAATATTTAGATGCGGCCATATTTGCATATGCGCTAGGATATGTATCAAATGTTCTTTTAGCCCAAGCTTTTCCTTTTGGGCATATCTTTCCACCACTTTTTGCTTTAGCCATTTAACATTTCCACCTTCGTCTTGCTTGACGTATTCTTGAGTTAGGATTGTTTCTAGTTTTAGCTGAACTACGTTTAAGCTGACCAGCAGATCTAGCGCAATAAGACTTACGCCTTTTAGCCGCCTTGCTTCCTTTCTTAACGCTTCCTGTTACAGCAGTTTTTAAATTAGATCCGGGATTTTTTTTACGATATTCTCTAACACCCTTTTTGGTCATACCTGCCCCGGACTTAGTAGGCCTATAATTAGCGCCTTTGCCTTTGGTTGTTCTGCGTATGGGCTTCGGTCTTTTTGGAGGTGTTCTTGCCATAATTATTATGCGTTAGCTATATAAATAATATCTAAACCTGCTGAAACTGCAAGGTTAGCATTTGAGCTGCTTGCTATAGCCCTTACCTCTAAATCTGTTTTTTCTTCAAATTTTATAGGGTAATTAAATTCTTGATGAATAATGTCTTGAGATAAAGCAAATTTATCTTTTACATTAAATACGCCACCATTAGGTCTTGAAACAAAATGCACGGTACCAAATTTGTTTGCTACCTCGGTATTCATACTGATATCTATTTGATGTAAATATGCGGTGTAGCCTGCTGGCACTGTCCAAAAACACATTAGCGTTTGGTTATCACCAACATCAATTACACCATATTTATTTGCAGGCACTCCTAA